TTAGTTGATAAAGCAATGGATAATTTTAAACTTGTATCTGATGAATTAAATAAGAATCTGACAGAAGATGATATAGATGATTAGATCAACTAATAAATTTGAATATATTGGAACTCCTAAAGCAGCTAAGTGAATTAAAAAGAGTTTCACACATAGGTTCAATTTAATATCAGGTGCAGTTAGATCAAGTAAAGATTATAATGCTACTATAGCATTTATTGAAGCAGTTAAATATATCGACACAGATGTATTCCTTATTGGTGCAGTAGACGTAAAAAATGCACTCAGAATCATAGGTAGATATATATTGAATTATGTACCTACAGCAAGAAAGACTTTATATATGGAAGCACCAGCAATTCAATTTGAGTATAATGGCTTTGTTAAGACAATTATATTTGCTGGCGGTAAGAACAATGGTAGTGATGCAGGTATACAAGGTTTAACTATAGGCGCTGTATACTTAACAGAAATCAACTTATTGAATATAGATTTCATACTACAAGCAGTTAAGAGAACATCATCATTTAAGAATGCTCGTATATTTGGGACTTATAATCCAAAAGGCACTAGACATGAATTTAAACTTCAGGTATTCAATATATGAGAACAATATCAATTAGAACATCCTGATAAGAAATGATTAAACTTTAGTGTATTTCAATTAGATGATAATCCGATATTAGATGCTGAAATGATAGCTGATATAAAAGCTTCATATGATCCAATGTCAACAGCTTATAAAAGAGATATACTTGGACAGGAATCAGATCCAGCAGGAGCTTTATACTTCGTAAGAGATTACAATATATTACAATCGCCTGTCAACTTTAAAGATTATAAAAGATATGTTACTGTAGTAGATATTGGAGAATCAGCTTCTTCAACTACTTTCCTAATGGGAGCTCCTTATTTTAATATAGATAAGAGTCAATGAGAACTGCATATATTAAGGGAATGAAATCATATTAATGATAGTGTCAATACCTTTCAGAAGCAATCTCATTTACAATATATAGATAGTTATATTAAATTTATTAAGGAATGTATTATGTTAATGGATGGCAAACATCCTGATAAAATTCTATTTGATGGAACAGATCAATTCTTTAGGGATTTATTTACAGCAATGAAACAACAAGAATTAGGTCAACATACACCTAAGAGAGTTACTAAGGACGAAGAAGAAGAACGTATTAATAAAGGTCAATCTTGATTATATCAAGGTAAGTTAAAATTTCATAAATCTTGTGAATTAACAATACAGGATTTTACAAATGCGGAGAATGATGACAAAGTTTATGAACGTACAGGAAAAATTGTCACAAAAGAAGTATTTAATGAAGTGGGACATAATGACCGTTTAGATGGCACTAGCTATATAATGACATATTATACAGGGGTGATTAATTAAAATGTCTTAGAAACGAAATTAGAGGCATTAAAATAAGAGTTACTTATAACCGAGTAATCGGATAAGATATAAAACAAAAATTACGCTGTGGTACTAGATATCCTCCAGCAGAAAGAGGTTTTAAAATGGAATTAGAAAATGTAATTGAACAGACAATAGAACCTGTTGTAGAAACAGTAAGTACAGAACCTGTCGTAGAAGTAGTTGAGTGAAAAGCACCAGCATCCAAAGAAGAGCTAGATAAATTATTAAAGGCCGAATCTAGTAGAGTTTACACAAAAGCTTTGAAGGAATTAGGTGTCACATCAGTCAAAGAGTTTAAAGAATTGCAAGCTAAAATTGAATCAGAACGAACAAATCTCGAAACAATTATCAAAGAAAGAGATCAATACGCAAATTCCGTAAAAGAAATGGAAGCGAAATATCAAAAAATCTCAACTGAGAGTCTCTTGAATGAATTGAATATCGATGAACAATATCGTGAAGATTTACTTAAATTAGCGAGTGATAAAGTCAATGAAGAAAATTCATTAGACAAAGTATTAAAAGAAATGATTGAAGGCAAATACCGATATGCCGTGTCACAATCAAAAATTAAAATGAGTATTGAGAAGAAAGATAAACCTGTAGATACTTCAAGTAAGTATGCGAAGGGAACACTCGAACAATACCCTTGACTAAAAGGTAAATAAAATATAATGGAGAAAACAAATTATGGCATACGCTAACAGTAAAATGATTGCTGTTTAATTATGTTATTGCAAATCAAGCACGTAATATATACAACCTATAAGGTAGTAAGTAAAACATATGTATATTGCGTCGGGGAAATCTTTTAAATGATAATCCCGAGAAAGGTAAATATGAGAAAAAATGAAAATGAATGAAAGAAATTGTTTGAAGATCAACCATTTGATGGAATGTATGAACTAGATAAAAGAGGAATATTAAGAAATATCAAATCTAAAAAAGTTCATAATCCAGAAGGATTAAGTTATAGAATATATATCGGTGGAGTAAGATACACCGTAGGTACAATAAATAACTTAAGATGAAAATATTTTAAAGGTGAGATAACAGGAGAGTTATACTTATTAGGTTGAAAGAAACTCAATAAGGTATACGATAATGTTCCTGATTATTACTTTGTAAATATCAATGGTGATGTATTTGATGTAAAGAATCAACGATTTAGAGAATGATCTAACGGTAAGGATAACTATCAGATAATGACTATACAACATAATAACTTGTATACATGTATTTCTAAACATAGGACGATAGGATTGCTTTTCATTCCTAATCCAGATAATAAACCAACTATAGATCACATAGATCGAGATCCACTAAACAACAATATTAGTAACCTTAGGTGGGCAAATACTTCAGAACAGATGTTAAATAGAGATATTGACAAAGAGTTCTTTTCTGAAATAGGTAAAAAAGGCGCTAATAAAAGATGAAGTTCTCATAAATAGTTTTTGTACAGACTATCTCCAATAGGAGAGTAAGATATCTATTGATACGATATTTGAAAAGCACAAACCTCTATACGAGGTAAGATATAGTCGGTCCATATATGAAAATATATGATAAGATGTTCAATGGAGACCAAAAGGGTCTTGATATTATTTTAAAAACTTTGGAAGCAAAGACTTACGCACTTCCAGGGATTACAGTTAATGGTGACTTAAGTGTCACAGCAGCAGGTGAATTTGCTTATTTCTACATTCAAGGCGCACCATCAGTAGCAGGTTCTCATACTTTAGGTACTAAACTTACTGAAACATCTAGTGGTGTTAAGAGAATTTCTGTAGACTTATCAGCAGGTTATGGAATGCACACAGTTATTCCTCATGTTAACTTCGCAACAGTAGCACCAGATGTAGTTGAGAAGAAAATTGCTCAAGAATCAGTTAAGAGAGCAAATCTATTTAACGAAGAATTCATTACAGCAGTATTAGCAGGAGCATCAGCTAAGACTTATGCTAAGGATTTAGTTGGATTAGCAGCATTCTTAGATGCAGTTGGTAAATTCAAAGTAGATAACAAGGCTAATTACCTTAAACCTACTGGAGCATTAGTTACAGTAGCATTCTACAATGCGTTAATTAATGATCTTAAAGGTCGTTCTACTGAAAGAACTGACAGTCTATTATTTGATGGTAACATGTTAACAGTTTCTGGTATTCCTGTTATTGAATGTGTTGACTTAACAGGCGTAGATTTCGTTCTTATTCATGCAGAAGGTGTCGCAGCTCCAGTTAATATTCAAACATTATTTGTAGTTGATGGAACAGCTGCTGGATATCCAGGATCAGTATTAATTTCTGGTGAAATGGGTAGAGGATTTAAAGTTGTTGCTTACGCTGATCAACCAGTTCTTGGTTCAGGCGGATATCACGTTGCTAAATATACTGAGGCATTAGCTTAGTAGTTTAACAATATAGATTTAAAATTATAACATAGAAGAGAGGGTGGGGTTGTACCTGCCCTCATCTTTTAATTAACAAGGAGGATGAATATGGAAAAAATAAAAATAGACACAAGTTCGACAATTCAGTTCTCCGATAACGGTGAGGTGGTTTATTTCATCGTAAATATAAAAGAACTATTCAATGTGTCGACTAACTACAATGGTATTAAATCGATTATAAGGAAAGCGTTTAGTATATCTAAACAATTTGTTCCAATCAAAACAGGATTAATGAGATCATCATATACATTAGAATATATCAATTCAAATGTAGTATATATCTATTTTGATCCACAAAAGATATTAGGAAAGACTAGATTAGGTGTAGTCGTAAAGACATATTATCCTAAATATCTAGTAGAGAAATCAAAAACATTCAACTGATTAGATGTCGTCATGAAGAAATTCTTAGACAGTTTAATAGCTGATATGAGAGCACTTAAAAAACAGAAAGATACAGAAGATGCGTTATCATTAGCAGTAGCATTACTATTCATGAAACGCTTCAATGATGAATATATAGAAAAACAAAACAAATATAAAGAAGACCAGAGCAGGAGAGTGGGATAATGAAAAACTTACAAAAATATGCATTTGTTAATACAGGCAAGCATTTAGACTTAGAAGCCATCAATGATGCATCTAAGAAACCAAGAGAATATAAGATTTGATATGAAGGTAATATAAACGATATATTAGCCTATTATAAGACCGCTACAGACGTTTGAAAAGGAAACACGTATACTTATACTCCTTCCTTCATGAGACTCGT